TATTAAAGCTGGTGAATATATTATTGCTGAAGTATATCAAATTGTAGATCCAGATACACATACATCAGTATATAATGATATGTGGCTGAAAGAATATACAACAGCCTTAATTAAACAACAATGGGGTGCGAACCTAATTAAGTTTGAAGGTATGCAATTACCAGGTGGTGTAGTATTAAACGGACGGCAAATATATGATGATGCAACTAGTGAGATTGCGCAGTTAAGAGAAAATATAAGACTAGAGCACGAACTTCCAGCAGATTTCTTTGTAGGTTAATATGGCCACTAATTTATATTTTAGTCAAAAGGTAAGATCAGAGCAAAATCTATATGAAGATATTATTATAGAATCTCTGAAAATGTACGGTCAAGATGTATATTACTTACCGCGTGACCTAGTTAATGAAGATACGATCTTTGGTGACGATATACCATCGTCATTTAATTCTTCACATAAAGTCGAAATGTATATTGAAAATATAGAAGGATTTGATGGAGAAGGAGATCTTTTTTCCAGATTTGGTGTAGAGATTCGTGACGAAGCAACATTTGTTGTATCACGTCGTAGATGGATTCAGCAAGTACAAAGAATGGATACAGAACTTACGAGCGTACGGCCGCGCGAGGGTGATTTAATTTATACGCCATTATCTAATTCACTTTTTCAAATTATGCACGTAGAACATGAACAACCTTTTTATCAGTTAAGTAATCTCCCAGTCTTTAAAATGCGTTGTCAGCTCTTTGAATATAACGATGAAGATCTTGATACAGGTATTGAGGTTATTGATGAAATTGAAAGAGACTATGCCTATGCATATACTCTTACATTAAGTCAGCTATTAGATTCAGCACAAGGTTCAGCTTTTATCGACAGCGCTGGATTAGTTGCTGGAGTTACTATTACTGATTCCGGTGATGGTTATTATAAGCAACCAATTGTTACATTTACATCTGCAACTGGTACTGGCGCAACTGGAGTTGGATTAGTAGATAGTGATACCGGTAGAGTATCAAGTGTTAGAATTACAAATGGAGGTGGTGGATATGGTACACCACCATCAGTATCATTTACAAGACCAGATCCGGATGCATTCTCTATTGGTGAAACAGCAAGAATTAAACTTTCTAGTGCTACACTAACAGCAGAAGTTGCCGATTGGAATGATTCAGATAATAAGCTAAAACTTATCCATCTTGGTTCTAGTGACGGTAAATTCCATCAGATACCAACATCTAAGGGTGTTGTTGGATTAACAACTAATGCAGGTGGTGTTATTACTGTATCTGTAGAAGATAACCAAATATCTGAAAATGAACAGAATGAGTTCTTTAGTCCAAGTACTCTTAATTTCTTAGACTTTACTGAGAATAATCCATTTGGTGATCCGGAGAATAATTAATGTTTGGTAGTCATTTTTATCATCAGAAAGTTAGAAAGTGTGTATCAATTTTTGGTGCTCTTTTTAACAACATATATGTAATACGTAAAAATTCTTCTGGTGCATCAGTAAGTCAGATTAAAGTTCCTCTTTCATATGCTCCTAAGCAAAAATATTTAGAAAGAATTAGAGAAAATCCTGATTTAGATACAGATACAAAGGTGGCAATTAAGCTTCCACGTATGTCATTTGAAATTACTTCTTTTACATATGATACACAAAGGCAGCTAACAAAGGTAAGTAATTTTAATACTGTAGGAACATCGAATACAAATAGACAAAAGTTTTATTCTCCTGTACCTTATAATATTAACTTTCAATTAAATATATACGCAAAGAGTCAGGACGATGCACTTCAGATTGTTGAACAGATTCTTCCTACATTTAATCCACAGTATTCACTTACAATTAAACCCTTTGCTACTGAATATCCAGATTTCAAAGAAGATATACCAATTATAATTCAGAGTGTTTCTTTCTCCGATGATTTTGAAGGAGCAATGGAACAAAGACGTACTATTGTTTATACTCTAGATTTCGAAATGAAAGTTAGTTTCTACGGTGCTATAAATACTGGTGAAATTATTAGAAACTCTATTGTTGATCTTTACTTACAGAATGTAGGATTATCAGACTCTGACGTTGCGAATGAAAGGATTAATACTGTTCCTGACCCACTGAGTACTATTGGCTTAGCAGATAGTGACTATGGGTTTACTACAACTATTACGAGCTTGACTTAATTATGGCTGATGAAAAAAATAATTTAAAGAATGATTATGACTATTCTCGAGAAACATATTACGAATTAATTGAAAAAGGTAAAGATGCTTTAGAGAATATGATTGAGGTCGCCCGCGAGAGCGAGCACCCGCGAGCGTACGAAGTATTATCAGGTATGATTAAAAATGTATCTGATGTAAATGATAGATTGATGGATTTGAATAAGAAGCAGAAAGAAATTAATCGGGAAGAAGTAAAACAAGTTGGTAGTACTACTAATAATGTATTTCTCGGTTCTACATCTGATCTTCAAAAACTATTACAAAATGATAAAGAAATTATAGATGTTACACCAAAATGAGAATTACCTCGGTAATCCAAATGTAAAACGTGACGGTGTACTTCAAGAATGGTCTGAAGATCTAGTTAGAGAATATGCAAAATGCATGGGTGATCCTGTATACTTTGCAGAAAAATATTGCAAAGTAATTTCTCTAGATGATGGATTAGTTCCATTTAAATTATATCCCTATCAAAAGAATATGTTTAGGCACTTTAATGAGCATCGGTTTAACATTGTATTGGCTTGCAGACAATCAGGAAAATCGATATCGGCCTGTGCGTACTTACTCTGGTTTTCATTATTCAATTCAGAAAAAACGGTGGCGGTTCTTGCGAATAAAGGGGCAACTGCTAGGGAAATGTTATCTCGTATCACGCTTATGCTGGAAAACATTCCGTTCTTTCTTCAACCGGGATGTAAAGCGCTTAATAAAGGATCAATTGAATTTAGCAATAACAGCCGTATCATTGCTTCTGCTACTAGTGGTAGCTCTATTCGCGGTCTTTCAGTAAACCTCCTATATCTAGACGAATTTGCCTTTGTAGAAAGAGCAGCAGAGTTTTATACGTCAACCTATCCTGTGGTATCTGCTGGTAAAGATACAAAGATTATTGTTACCTCTACTGCAAACGGTATTGGTAATACTTTCTATAAGATATGGGAAGGCGCAACTCAAGGCATAAACGAATTTAATCCATTTAGGGTTGATTGGTGGGATGTACCAGGTCGTGACGAAGGATGGAAAAAGCAAACAGTAGCAAATACTTCTCAATTACAATTTGATCAGGAATTTGGCAATACATTCTTCGGCACCGGTGATACACTTATTAATGCAGAAACATTAATGGGATTTAGAGCCGGAAAATATGAAAAAATATTAGAAGGTGGTAACCTTATTGTTTATAAGGAACCTTTAAAGAATCATGATTATATTATGACAGTCGATGTTGCGAAGGGAAGAGGTCAGGACTATTCAACTTTTAACTTGATCGATATTAGCGTCCGCCCGTTTCAACAGGTTGCTGTATATCGCAATAACACTATCTCTCCTTTGCTCTTCCCGAATATTATTTATAAATACGCAAAGTCTTACAATGATGCTTATGTAGTAATTGAATCAAATGACCAAGGAACAGTTGTCTGCAATGGTTTATATCATGATTTAGAATATGAAAATGTACATGTTGAATCTGCTGTAAAAGCAAATGCAATTGGTATCGAAATGAATCGTAAGGTTAAAAGACTTGGATGTTCTGCCATTAAAGATATATTAGAAAATAATAAGCTAAATATCGTAGATGAAAATACTATTATGGAGATATCAACATTTGTTGCAAAGGGTCAATCCTATGAAGCATCTGATGGTAACCATGATGATTTAATGATGAATCTAGTTATGTTTGGTTATTTTTCATCGACTCAGTATTTTGGTGATATGACCGATATTAATTTAAAAGATATGTTATTTAAACATAAAATGAAAGAGATTGAAGATGATATTGTACCATTTGGCTTTATTGACGATGCATCAGATCATATTCAAAAGATTGAACAAGAAGAGTCGCCATGGGCGATAGAATACTCTAACGAGTTATAAAATTGCAATTATTATAAATAATACTAATTGAACAACCGTATTATGAAATTCTTATAATTCGTAACCGAGAAGGAAAAAAATATGGCACTCTTTACACCGTCCGAATCACCAGCGGTTGTCGTCAAAGAGATAGATCTGACTGGCGGTGTGCCAAATGTCCAGTCAACTACAGGCGCAATCGTAGGTAATTTTAGATGGGGTCCAGTTGGTCAGCGAACAGCTATCGCCAATGAAGCAGAATTGGTAGAAAATTTCGCTTCACCAGACTCCGCTAACACAATAGATTTTCATAACGCAGCATACTATCTGCGTTATTCAAACTCACTACAAGTAGTAAGAGAAGCAACTTCTGCATGTTATAACGCTCGTTCAACAACGGGTCAATTAGCATCTGATAGTGGTGGATCTTTACCATTAGAAAAAGTTAATAATGATACTGATTTCAATAACCAAAAAGCTGCTCTAGACTCAGACAGCCATACGTTCTTAGCAAAATATCCAGGTGAGTTAGGCAACTCACTTAGAGTTTCTGTCTGTCCTGCAGATAGCGCAGCATTTGCTTCTTGGACTTATAATTCGTCTTTCAATACCAGACCTGTTACCAGTCAATATTCTTTCGATCGTGGTGCTTCAAATGACGAAGTTCATGTCGTAGTTATTGATAAAAATGGTAAATTTACCGGAACACAAGGTTCTATTTTAGAAACATATCCTTACGTATCTTTGGCTTCTGATGCTAAAAGTTATGAAGGCCAAACAAATTACGTAAAAGATGTTATTAATTCAAGATCTCAGTATGTTTGGTTAGCGGGATTTGATTCTGATTTTTCTAATGCATCTGCAGCTGCAGGTACTACTGCCGATAGTGGGGACAATTTTAGTAATGGTAAAACTACAGTCACAAATTACGATTTTGCCGGAGGCGCTAACTCTGGTGCTCTCGGAACAGGTGAATTCTTATCTGGATTTGATCTTTTCGAAGATAAGGATATAGTAGAAGTAGATTTCTTAATTGCTCCTGGTATGACAGCTACTGCAGATCAAAGAACAGTGGTAAATGATTTGGTTGCAACAGCAGCTTCTCTTCGTAAGGATTGTGTTGCAGTAGCATCACCAGCAAGAAATGATGTGGTTGGGATTAACTCAGCAGCAACAATTGTTGCAAATACTGTAAATACAACTGATTTATTTACTAAGTCTTCGTATCTAGTATGTGATAATAACTACTTAAAAGTATACGATAAGTACAATGATCAGTATATTGAAATTCCTGCAGCATCTTCTACAGCAGGTATTATGGCAGCAACAGACCTTAACCGTGCCCCCTGGTTCTCACCAGCAGGTTCACGTCGGGGTCAATACTTAGGTATTACTGGGCTATCATATACCCCTACAAAGGGTCAAAGAGATACTTTGTACAGAGCTGGCGTTAATCCAATTGCAAATATCCCAGGACAAGGTGTTATCTTGTTCGGCGATAAAACAAGATTAAACAGACCTTCTGCATTTGATCGTATTAACGTACGTCGTCTCTTCTTGGTACTCGAAAGAGCAATTAGTAGAGCAGCAGAGCAAGTTATGTTCGAATTCAATGATGAATTTACAAGAGCAGAATTTGTTAACATCGTAGAGCCAGTATTAAGAGAAGTAAAAGGCAGACGTGGTATTACTGATTTCCGTGTCGTTTGTGACGAAACAAACAATACAGCAGCAGTAATTGACCGTAATGAGTTCATCGCCAACATCTTCATCAAGCCGGCACGTTCCATCAACTATGTCACTTTGAACTTTGTGGCAGTTAGAACTGGCGTCGACTTCGAAGAAGTCGTAGGCACAGTTTAATAGCGCTAAGGAGATAATAAAATGGCAATATTAGGAGTTGATGATTTTAAGTCCAAACTCAGAGGTGGTGGCGCTAGACCTAATCTATTCAAAGCTACTATTAACTTCCCGGGTTATGCAAATGGTGATCCTGAATTAACGTCTTTCCTTTGCGAAACGGCGCAACTTCCAGGATCTACAATGGGTATTATTGTAGTACCATTTCGCGGACGTCAGTTAAAAATGGCCGGTGATCGTACATTCGCAGAATGGACAGTTACTATCATTAATGACACCGACTTTGCAGTTCGGAATTCAGTTGAGCGTTGGATGAACGGTATGAATGCACATAGTGCAAATACCGGTCTAACTTCACCAATTGATTACGAAGCAGACTTAAGAGTAGAACAATTGGATAGAGATGGAAGTTCACTTAAGGAATACATTTTCCGCGGTGCATTCCCAACTGATCTAAGCCCAATCGATCTGAACTATGGATCAAACGATGAGATCGAAAGATTTCAGGTTACGTTCCAGTATCAGTATTTTGACAGCTTAAATCCGTCTACTACATCTTAGATAAATATATGAAAGAGAGCGGGTTCGCTCGCTCTCTTCTTACTCTAATTAGGAATTTATAATGGCAGATAATAGATCACTTAAGTTATTTGGCTTTGAAATTAAAAAAGCAGAATCTGAAGATCCGAAGAAAAGACCTTCGATCGTACCTGCTCGTGACGATGACGGCGCAGGTTACGTAACTGCAGCTGGTACTCATTATGGGCAATACATTAATATCGATGGCGATGATTCAAAAGATAATTACCACTTAATTATGAAATATCGTGGTGTTGCTATGCATCCTGAAGTAGACATGGCTATTGAAGATATTACTAATGAATCAATTGCTGGTGGTGAACTAGAACAATCCATTGATGTTAATATGGATAATCTTGAGCAAAGCGATAAGATTAAAAAGATTATTAAAGAAGAATTCGATAACATTTATAGTATGCTAAACTTTAATGAATTAGGTCATGATATCTTTAGAAGATGGTATGTAGATGGACGTATTTTCCATCACTTAGTTGTAAATGAATCTAATTTAAAAGCAGGTATTCAAGAGATTCGTCCTATCGATTCTGCAAAAATGCGGAAAGTTAAACAGGTTAAAAAGAAGAAAGATCCTCAAACCGGTGTTAACTTAATCGAAAAAGTAGATGAATATTATATTTACCAAGAAAAGCCGGGACAAGCAAACTCAGGTGTAAAACTTACACTTGATTCAGTTTCATATTGTACATCTGGTCTTCTCGATGAAGGTCGTAAGAAAGTTATTTCTTATCTTCATAAAGCACTTAAACCAATTAATCAATTACGTATGATGGAAGATTCTTTAGTCATCTATCGTCTCGCACGTGCGCCCGAGCGTCGTATTTTTTATATTGATGTAGGTAACTTACCAAGAGGTAAAGCTGAACAATATATGAAAGATATTATGGCACGTTATCGTAACAAATTAGTTTACGATGCAGCTACTGGCGAAATCAGAGATGATCGTAAGCATATGTCTATGCTAGAAGATTTCTGGTTACCTAGGCGTGAAGGTGGACGTGGTACTGAAATTAGTACTTTACCCGGTGGTGAAAATCTAGGACAAATTGATGATATTGTTTATTTCCAAAAAAGATTATATCGTTCTTTAAATGTACCTATTTCTAGATTAGAATCTGAAAATCAATTTAGTCTTGGAAGATCTACAGAAGTTTCAAGAGATGAATTAAAATTTCAGAAGTTTATCGACAGACTTCGTACAAGATTTGCACATCTTTTTTATGATATTCTAAAAAAACAATTAATTCTAAAAGGTGTTATTACTGAAGAAGATTGGAATGGTATTAAAAATGATATTGTTCTTGATTTTGTTAGGGATAACCATTTTACAGAATTAAAAGATGCAGAACTATTAAGAGAAAAATTACAAACATTAGATCAAATTTCTAATTATGTAGGTGAATATTTCTCTAAAGAATGGGTCCAGAAAAATGTTCTTCAATTTTCTGATGAAGATATTGAAGGAATTAATAAAGAAATATCCGGCGAACAAGAAGAACAGCCTGATGAAGAAGAGCAGCAGCAAGCTGAGCCATCTCAAAAATTTGAACTAAAACCAGTTGCAACTCAAGGAGAATAAATTATGAGTGAAGAAGTACAAGCGGAAGTAGAAACCAATCCGATTGAAGATATGATTAATTATGCTATTGACCAGAATTTTAATAAAGCCAACAATTTATTTAATGATATGGTTACTATTAAAATGTCAGATCTACTTGATCAAGAAAAAATCAATGTAGCTAATCAAATGTATAACGGAGCAGAACCTGATGATGAGGATGATGAAGACCTCATGGGGGATGAGGATGACTCACAGCTCGAGCTTGACCTCGACTCAGAGAGCGGCGATGAAGAGGAAGAAGATTCCGAATGGGAAGACGCCAGTTTTGAAGACGACGGACAAGATGAAGACGTAAATTAAAATAAGATGTCTGTGGAGGATTTATTAAAAAAGCGTAGGCAAATTAGAGAAATTTGGGATCCTAAAAAAATACCAAGTAAGGAACTAATAAACGATTTATTATCTAAAGCCTTCGACTTAGCTCCTTCTAAACAGAATTTATATCCATTTAAAATTCATGTAATAGGACCAGAAAATTATAAAGAAAAAGTTTTATTAGGTAGTATTTGCGCATTATGGAAAAAAGCATCTGTTAATAATTGGGAAAATGATGCAGCTATAGGATTAAATAATGCTTATAAAGAAGCACCATGGAATTTAATATTTGAATTAAGACAGGCTAAACATAATAAATTTACATCGGCTCATTCAAGACATTATGAAAAAGAATTTGTCGGCAGAACTAGATTTATGCAAATAGATTCTAATAGATTTAGGTTAATTGGTAATATTGGTTTAGCATGCGTTGAAGTAGGTCTATATACTCAGGTATTGGCAAGTTTATGTTTAGAAAATGGATTAGATATATCTTATATAAAATCATTTCCAGAATGGGCATGGGAAAAAAAGCAGAATGAATGGAATAAGGGTGGTACAGGTGAAGTTGGAAATGATTGGTCTGTGTTTCCGTGGATAACAGAAATGCCTATCTTAGTTGTACAAATTGGATATAGTGTTAAAGATATGAAAGATACTCAGTCTACAGAATTTAAATTAGGTACTGTTAGAGAAGAAAATAAACCTGATTTAAAAGATTTAATTGAATATCGCTAAATAATTTATATTTTATTTAAAAAACAATATTATCATAAATAATAAGTAGAAAAAGAAATGAAAAGATTTTCTCAGATTCGGGAACTAACCGGCCGGATGCCAAAGGGTAAACATGTCTTTGATAAAAAGATTAAGGGTGTGTCTGTCATGGTACATAAAGATCAAGGTCGCTATGTTACGTATGTGGATGGGGATAGGCTTGATGCTTATTCGTCTCAGAAAGAAGCTGAGAAAGCAGGATTAGAATTCGTAAAGGTTTATAAAAAATGAAACTGATATCAGAATATACCGAAGATAATTTAGAGGTGCTTACTGAAGCTCGTAAAGATGGAGGTAAATCCTACTCTATCGAAGGTGTATTCATGTCAGCTGAACAAAAAAATAGAAACGGTAGGATTTATCCTAAAGACGTCATGGAAGGTGCTGTTAACAAGTATAATGTTGAACAAGTACAAAAGGGACGCGCAGTTGGTGAATTAAATCACCCTGAAGGACCAACCGTTAATCTAGATAAAGTTTCACACAAGATCGAATCCTTGAAATGGCAAGGTAACGATGTTGTTGGAAAGGCAACCATTTTGGAAACTCCGATGGGTCAGATTGTTAAAGGTCTACTCGATGGTGGTGTCAAACTGGGTGTTTCGACTCGTGGTATGGGAAGTTTGCAGCGAAGTAATGACGCAATGATCGTTAAAGGCGATTTTCTACTGAATGCAGTAGATATTGTTCAGGATCCCTCCGCACCTAGCGCTTTTGTTAATGGAGTTATGGAAGGTGTTGAGTGGGTATGGAACAACGGCATTATTGAGCCACAAGCTATTGAAAAAATGGAGACTGAAATTAAAAAGGCTCCACGTGCTGATCTCTATGAGGCTCAGGTTCGTGAGTTTAAGAATTTCCTCTCGTTGCTCAAAAATAAATCGTAAAAGGAGTCAATTATGACTGATGAAAATCAAATCGAAGATCAAGAGATTGACCTCCATGATGACAACGAAGTCGTGGAAGAAGCTCATGATCCGAAGAATGCTGAAGCACAGTCTGTAGCATCTGTTGATAAAGCAGGTGACGCAACTGGTACTGCAGCAAAGCGTAAAGGCGATTCGGGTAAACAAGATCCAATGCCAAAAATGCCAGGTACAAAAGCTGGTATGATTAATGCTATGTACATGAAAGCATCCAAGATGAAAAAAGAAGATCTTGCTGCTATGTACGGTAAAATCATGGCTGAAGATTTCGATACCGAAGATGGTGTAGTAGTTGAAAATGATATTTCAATTAACTACCAGGCAGATTTCTCTGATGACTTAAATGCAATTATGGCTAATGAAGCTACATTGTCTGAAGAGTTCAAAGAGAAAACTGCTATCATTTTTGAAGCAGCTATTAAATCAAAGCTTGCTGAAGAAATCGATCGTCTTGAAGAAAAATACAACGAAGAGCTCGAGGCAGAAATTACTTCTACCAAAGAGGATCTTGTAGAGAAAGTTGACAGCTATTTAAACTACGTAGTTGAAAACTGGATGGAAGAAAATAAAGTAGCCATCCAAACTGGTCTGAGAACTGAAATCGCCGAAGACTTTATGAATAAGATGAAAGATCTGTTCACTGAGTCATACATCGACGTTCCAGAATCAAAGATCGACCTGGTTGACGAACTCGCCGAAACAGTTGAAGAGCTAGAAGAAAAACTAAATGCTCAAACTGGTAAGGCAATCGAAATGGCTGAAGAGCTTGAGTCATACAAGCGCGATGCAATCATTCGTGAAGCATCACGTGATTTGGTAGAAACCCAAGTCGAAAAACTTAAATCTTTAGTCGATGATATTGATTTCGATGACGAAGAGACTTTTGCTAAAAAAGTAGCTACCGTTAAAGAATCATATTTCAACAAAGTAACTTCAACAGAGTCTGCAGACTTTGATACAGATGAAGGCGATGACGATGCAATCGTAGAAGCTTCTGGCTCAATGGCTCAGTATCTTACAGCACTTAAAAGAACCCAATAGGAGTTTAGAGAAATGCATAACGTAATTTCTTACGATAAGCTTGTAGAAAAATGGGGTCCAGTACTTAACGAAGAGTCTGCTGGTACCATTCAAGACAAGCACAGAAGAGCAGTTACAGCTGCTGTTTTAGAAAACCAAGAGAACGCACTTCGTGAAGAAGGTATGATGTTCGAAAACGCAGCAGCACCTGCTAACAGCACTGCTGGTACAGCTAACTGGAATCCAGTACTGATCGCACTTGTACGTCGTGCAATGCCAAACCTTATGGCATACGATCTTTGCGGCGTTCAGCCAATGACCGGTCCAACTGGACTGATCTTTGCTATGAAGTCACGCTACGGCGGGGGTTCAACATCTAACCGTGAAGCTCTGTTCAACGAAGCAGAGACAAAGTTCTCAGGCGATTCATCTGGAACTCACGATTCAGATAACGCTTCAGGCCTTAACGGTGTTACCGATACCGATGCTGATAGCACAATCGACGATCAGCGTCTTACAGCTCTTGCAGCTGGCGGTATGCCAACAGCCGATGCTGAAGCACTTGGCGCAACTGGCGGATCAGCTTTCCGCGAGATGGGTTTCACCATTGAGAAGTCAACAGTCACTGCTAAGTCACGTGCACTGAAAGCTGAGTACTCACTGGAACTGGCACAAGATTTGAAAGCAATTCATGGTCTTGATGCTGAAACTGAGTTGGCTAACATCCTGTCAACTGAGATCTTGGCTGAAATCAACCGTGAAGTTATTCGTACGATTAACTCACAAGCTAAGACCGGTGCTGGTACAACCAACACAGCAATCAATGGTATCTTCAACGTACAAACAGACGCTGATGGCCGTTGGTCAGTAGAGAAGTTCAAAGGTCTTATCCTTCAAATCGAGCGTGAAGCAAACGCAATTGCTAAAGAAACTCGTAGAGGAAAAGGTAACTTTATCGTCTGTTCTTCAGACGTAGCTTCTGCTCTTGCAGCTTCAGGCATGCTCGACTATGCTCCTGCAATGTCAACTTCATTGAACGTTGACGATACAGGTAACACCTTCGCAGGTGTACTGAATGGTCGTACACGCGTATACATTGACCCATATGCATCAGCTGACTATGTCACTGTTGGTTATAAGGGTACAAACCCATATGACGCAGGTCTGTTCTACTGCCCATACGTTCCATTAACAATGGTACGTGCGGTTGGTGAGGATACATTCCAGCCAAAGATTGGATTTAAGACACGCTACGGCATGGCTTCAAACCCATTCGTTGGTGCAACACCTGCTGATGGTCTTGCAGCTGTTAAGACTAACCAGTACTATCGTATCTTCCGCGTTGACAACATCCTCGGCGCATAAAATACAATAATAAAATAATAATGTAACTAGAGGCGGCTTCGGTCGCCTCTTTTTTATACTATCATATATAAATAGTAACATGGCAGAGCTAACAGACAATTTTAATTACCTTCAACCCACTAGTTTTAAACTTACGGTTGACAGACGTAACTATCCAAACTTAGAATTCTTTCTTCAAAGTTTTGTTCATCCTGGGATGATTATGAACTCTGTAGAAGTACCATATAAGAAATTAACAGGTATTCCCTTTATTGGTGATAAATTAACATTTAACGAATTACAAGCAAATATACTTCTTGACGAAGATATGAAATCGTATGACGAAATGTATTCATGGATGAGAAGAATATTAGATTTAGGAAATGTTACTGCATACGAAGCAACGGCTAATACCCCTCCTTCAGTATCAGATATGACTTTAACTATTTTATCAAGCCATAATAATATTACTCGTCAAATTAAATTTATTGATTGTATTCCTACAGCTTTAACAGATATACAATTTGAATCTACTGCCGCCGGCGACTCATTTATTTCGTTTGGTGCATCTTTTAGATTCTCTTATTTTGAACTATCAGGTGCAGCATATACAACTAATGTAAATGGCTTACCTAATATTACGGTAAATAGATCTATAGCAGGTTCTACTATTACTGAATCCTAATTACTAAGGATATATTATGATTGACTTGAAAACTATCCACGAAATGTGGGCAAAAGATTGTATTATTGATTCTAATAAACTTGACGAATCTTCACGTCAAGCTCCTTTACTTCACGCCAAATACCTAGAAGTATTAACTGCATATAAATTGCAGCTTAAAAGAGCTGAATTTGATCAAAAGAAACTTCTTAAAAAGAAATGGTTATACTATAATGGTAAGATGGATCAAGAAACCGTTGAGGCCCTTGGTTGGGAGGCTGATCCATTTGACGGTCTTAAAATACTTAAAGGTGAGCTTGATTATTATTATGATAGTGATCCTGAAATTCAAGACTCAGAAGGCAAAATACAATACTATAAGACAGTAATAGATACATTGTCTGAAATTATCAGTAACGTTAATTGGAGACATCAAACTATAGGGAATATGATTAAGTGGAGACAATTCGAGTCAGGAAGTTAGATCACTCTAATCTACATGTAGATTGTGATTCTGGTATTGCCCAGGAATTAAATGAATTTTTTAGTTTCTTTGTACCAGGATATAGATTTATGCCTGCTTATAAAAATAAAGTATGGGATGGTAAGATTCGATTATATAGTCGAGCTACCGGAGAATTGCCTGCTGGATTATATCACCATTTAGTACAGTTCGCGCGATCGCGCGGGTACGAGATGGAAGATTTTAAATCTGATGAATATGGATATCCATACCAAAAAGAAGATGTAGATCCAAGTGAAATAGATAACTTAATACAGTCGTTGTCATTACCATTTGATGTTCGTCCGTATCAATTAGATGCTGTATTAAGAGGATTAGAAAGAAAACGCGGTATTTTATTATCGCCTACGGGTTCTGGTAAATCTTTAATCATTTATATTTTACTATCATATTATCTTGCACATATTGGTAGTTCAAATAAACAAAGGGTATTGGTTATCGTACCAACAACTTCTTTGGTAGAACAAATGTCTACAGATTTTAAACAATATGGAATGCCTGAACAATTAGCACATAAAATTTATTCTGGAAAAGATAAAAATACTAATTGTCCTATTATTATTTCTACTTGGCAATCAATTTATAAATTACCTAAATCTTGGTTTCAGCAATTTGGTATGGTAATCGGTGATGAGTGTCACGGATTTAAATCCAAATCATTAATGAATATTATGAATAAATGTACAGAGGCAGGATATAGGTTTGGAACGACAGGAACTTTAGATGGAACTCAAACACATGAGCTGGTCTTACAAGGTCTCTTCGGAAGAACTTATAAGGTCACAACAACAAAAGAATTACAGGATAGTGATACTCTCGCCAAGCTCCAAATTAAACGAATCATACTTGAATATGCAGAGGAGATACGTAAGGAGTTTGGTAACAGAACATATCAGGACGAAATCGAGTACATTGTAACAAATGAAAAACGGAATCAGTTTATCCGAAATCTAGCACTTGATCAAAAGGGTAATACATTAGTATTATACAACTATGTTGAAAAACATGGGAAACCTTTATTTCAACTAATAGAGGAAAAGACAGATGAAGATCGTAAAATATTTTTTGTATCTGGTGGCACGGATACCGCCGACAGAGAAGCAATACGAGGAATTGTGGAAAAAAGCAAAGAAGCAATCGTTGTGGCTTCATTAGGTACCTTTTCTACCGGGGTAAATATTAAGAACCTGCACAATATTATATTTGCTTCACCAAGCAAATCACAAATTAGGGTATTACAGAGTATCGGCCGAGGTCTAAGAAAAAGTGATGATGGTAGAGAAACTACTTTATATGATATCAGCGATGACATTAGCTGGAAAAGTAGAAAAAACTTTTCACTTATACATTCTTCGGAAAGATTAAAAATATACGAAAAAGAAAAATTTAACCACAAATCCTATAAGGTACCTTTAAAATGAGTGAAAAGCTAGATATTAAACAATTTAAGCTTACCAATGATGATGAGATTTTATGTGAGGTTATCCACTGGGATGATGACGAAGGTACTGTTATTATAAAGGGAGCTGTTCGTATAATTAATATTGAAGATTTTTCCCGAGGTGTAAGATTCTATTCTTTTAAGCCATGGATAATGTTTCAAGATGATCCGAACGAAGTTTCGTTATTAAATGTTGGTCATATTATTGTAGAGGCAACACCTACAAAGGAAGTATTAAAACATTACCATAAAACTTTAAAAGAAATTAGAAAACAGTTAGACGAAAGAACTAAAAAAAGATCTTTTCCGTTAGAGAAAGTAGCAGGAAAGATGGATGAAATGAGTGAAGAAGAATTCGAAAGCTATATGGACGATTTGGTAACAGAAGAATATGACGATGATTACCCAATGTTAGATTCGGATTCACCGGCAAATGTGATTAAGTTTAAACCGAAAGGCGGAACGTTTCACTAGTATTCATTCCCCGGCGTAACCTTAGCTTATTATACCGGAAAATACCAGAAATGTAAATCCCCTATTTTTTAATTTAAAAATAAAATTAAAAGGTTTACATTATAAGCCAAAAACGGTATAATAGTTACATTATGAAAGGACAAATATAATGGCAAAAAGAAAAAGTATTCATTATGTTAATAATGCTGATTTTTCTCAGGCAGTAGTTGAATACGTAGAAAAAGTCCAAGAAGCCAAGAAAAACAAACAACAACTTCCCATCGTACCAGATTACATTGCACAGTGCTTCTTAAGAATCTCTGAGGGTTTGTCTCACAAATCCAATTTTATTCGCTATACATATCGCGAAGAAATGGTAATGGATGCAGTTGAAAATTGTTTAAAGGCTATTAGTAATTATAATCTAGAAGCAGCTACCAGAACTGGTAAGCCTAATGCTTTTGCATATTTTACACAGATTGCTTGGTATGCATTTCTACGACGTATTGCCAAAGAAAAAAAGCAGCAAGATGTTAAGTTAAAATATTTAGCTAAGTCTGGTATTGAAAACTTTGTAGATTTAGATACAGCAGATCAAGCTGCAGGAAATGTAATAAGTACATTTGTTGATACCTTAAGAGATCGAATCGACAAAGTAAAACAGGTCGATGAGGTATATGAGGATCTCTATAAAACTGAAAAAAGAAAAAGAAAATCTAAGTTAGCAGATTCTGATCTTACGGAGTTTATGGAATGACGGCTGTAGTCTATAAGATTGAGGTAAGAGAAGAAGATAATGATTTAGTAATCGATTTCCCAGAAGAGATTATGGAAAAAACAGGTTGGAGTGTTGGTGATTCATTAGAATGGATTATCCATGACACCTATGTTATATTGAGAAAAACCCCAGATGAAAATAGCAGTACTGAATGACACACATTGCGGAATTCGTAATTCGTCAGAGATCTTTTTAAAAAATTCAGCAGACTTTTATTCAAATGTATTTTTCCCCTATTGTAAGGAAAATAATATTGAACAGATTCTGCATCTTGGTGATTACTATGATCACCGTAAGTTTGTAAACTTTAAAGCACTTAACCACAACCGTAAGCACTTCTTAGATGTACTTAGGGAAAATGGTATGAAGATGGATATTATCCCTGGTAACCATGACACATACTATAAAAATACAAATGATTTAAATTCACTCAAAGAATGTCTAGGCCATTATATGAATGAAATCCATATTGTTATGGAACCAACCGTAATGGAATATGGATCACTTAAAATTGCATTACTACCATGGATATGTGCAGAGAACTATGAAACATCAATGAGCTTTATTCGTGAATGTAAAGCTGATTGGCTTGGTTCACATCTAGAGCTAAATGGATTTGAAATGATGCGTGGTGTAACAAATGCGCATGGTATGAGTCATAAACTATTTGATCGATTTGAATTAGTATTATCGGGACACTTTCATTGTTCATCTCGCAGAGATAATGTTTGGTATCTTGGAAGTCAGATGGAATTCTTTTGGTCAGATGCACATGATCCTAAATATTTTCATGTAATTGATACTGAAACACGCGAAATAGAAAAAGTAAATAATCCTTATACTTTATTTGAAAAAATTGTTTACAATGATGACAAAATGGATTATAATACATATGACGTTAAAAAACTAGTTGGCAAGTTTGTTAAGGTCGTAGTTGTTAATAAGCAAGATACTTTCTTATTTGATAAATTTATTGATCGTATACAGAACCAAGATATTCACGAATTAAAGATTGCAGAAAACTTTAACGAATTCCTTGGTGAAAATGTTGACGACGAAGGATTAGAAATTGAAGATACTGTACAGTTAGTAGATGACTATATTGATGGCGTTGATACAGATCTAGATAAAGATCGTATTAAGGTGAATATGCGTGAACTTATGACAGAAGCACAAGCACTAGAGATAGCATGATTATATTTAAGACGGTACGTTGGAAGAATTTTCTTTCAACCGGTAATTCATTTACCGAAATTAATTTATGTAATAGTAAATCAACACTTATTGTCGGTCAAAATGGATCCGGCAAATCAACTATGCTAGATGCAATATCATTTGCATTATTTGGCAAACCACATAGAAATATTAATAAGCCACAACTTATTAATTCTATTAATAATAAAGCATGTGTCGTTGAAGTAGAATTTAATATTGGTCAGAACCAATACAAAATTGTACGTGGTATTAAACCCCAGGTATTTGAAATCTGGAAAAACGAAACAATGATTAACCAATCATCACATGCAAAAGAATACCAAAGGATTGTAGAACAGAATATACTTAAGTTAAACCATAAAACATTCCATCAGGTTGTAGTACTTGGTTCATCTTCATTTATTCCGTTTATGCAATTATCGGCATCGCACAGGCGCGAGGTTATTGAAGATCTTTTGGATATTAACGTATTTTCTAAGATGAATGTCATATTAAAGGAAAGACAGAATATTATTAAAGACCAGTTAAAAGAAATTGGATACAATATTGATATTACTAAAAACAAAATTGAAACACAGAAAAAATACATTAGTGATATTAAATCTTTAACACAAGAGAATAAGAAAGAATATGAATCTAGGATACATGAATCGAAGAATCGCGTCGATGAATTACAGGCTAAGAATAGTAAGCTTAGTCTCGGACTCGATGCAGATTTATCAGAAGCCGATGAAAGGCTACGATCTTTACAGAATCGGAAACAGGACTTGCTCCTCAGAAGTCAAGATAGGCAATCGACTATCCGCGACCTCGAGAAGCGGATCTGCTTTTTCGAAGAGAATGAATCGTGTCCCGTATGCGAGCAAGCCCTTTCAGACGGCCATAAACATGAGATTTTACGGACAACAAAAGAAGATAAGAATCGGTGGAAGTCAACGCTTAAGCAAATTGGAGAAGAAGGCCAAGGAGTGGAATCGGAGATTAACCAACAGACTAGCCTACTTTCAACGCTTCGAGATAGGGTACATAAAATCACTGCCAATACCCGAGAGATTACGGCGATCAACTCAACGATATCTGATTACCAATCGTACCTAGAAAAAGAAGTTTCAGCAGATTTAAAAGCTGCCGAAGCTGATCTATCATCGATGGATAATGATAGAAGTAAGTTAATGGAAGAAAAATTCCGTATTAGCGAAGAATCTTCTTATAACTTTGTTATGTCTGAAATGCTAAAAGATACTGGTATTAAGACTAAGATTATTAAACAATATCTTCCTGTTATTAATAAATTAGTAAATCAGTACTTACAGGTATTAGATTTCTTTGTACACTTTGATCTAGACGAAAGCTTTAGTGAAACTATACGATCTAGACATCGTGATGAATTTACATATGCATCATTTAGTGAAGGAGAAAAACAACGTATTGATCTAGCACTTCTTTTTACATGGAGACAGATCGCAAAGATGAAAAATAGTGTAGCTACAAACCTATTGATACTAGATGAAACCTTTGACTCATCTCTTGATCATGAGGGTGTAGATAACCTACTTAAGATCCTGTATACCCTAGGCGATGATACAAATATCTTTGTTATATCCCACAAAGGTGAAATTCTTGATGGGAAATTCAATACTAAAATTGAGTTTAAAAAAGAAAAGAATTTCAGTAAAATTGCAGCTTAATGGTTTACAAACAGCTCAATAAGCGGTATAATGATCTATTAATTAAAAACGGAGTTATGTTATGGAATTGAATGACGGTACACTTCAAGTATTAAAAAACTTCTCAGGTATTAATCCTAATATCATGATACGAGAAGGTAATGTCTTGAGGACAGTGAATGAAGCAAGGAATATTATTGCTCATGCAGATATTACAGAAAATTTCCCAAAAGACTTTGGGATCTATGATCTAAATGAATTTATAGGAGTACTTTCTCTTGTAGATAAACCTCGTCTTAAATTTAATGATGAGTACGTTACAGTAGGCGATTCTACTGGCAGGTCTAAAATTAAATACTTTTTTTCTGCAGAAGAAGTTTTAACTAAAGCACCTGAAAAAATTAAGATGCCTGATTGCGAAATTAAGTTTTTACTAACTAATGATACGTTGAATAAACTTAAGCGCGCAGCATCAACACTAGGACATGAAGAAGTATCAATCTCTGGTAAAGATGGTGTACTTAGTCTTTCTGTTGTAGATACCAAAAACTCAACATCTAACCAATATTCAATTGATATTGATGGCGAGTTTAATCAGGATTCTAGTTTTAATATAATCCTAAATATCGGAAACCTTAAGATTTTGCCTGGCGATTATAATGTTGAGGTTTCTTCTAAGCTTATCTCGCAATTCAGTCATACAGAACTACCTGTAAAATACTGG